TTTAGTTTCTCACTGTCCATGTGGAAAGTGTGCTAAATGTAAATGTCGGGAATGGTATAATAAAAAGAAAAAAGAAGGATTTAGTGCTGTAGAACTTGATAATATTATTATGAAGGAGGGAAAATACGGGAAATATTATACAAAAGAAAGTATTCCAGAAACAAGACATGATGCTTATGCAGACCAAAAATTTCCAGTATGGAAACCAAAGTTGTCCAGTTATCAAGCATTACCGCCAAAACCTCACAATAAGTAATATCCTACATAAACCAAATGTTATAAATATATAAAAAAGGATATCTTCATGGCCATACCTACAAGTAAATCAACATTCAAAGATTATTGTTTTAGGGCACTAGGTTCTGGTGTCATTGATATCAACGTATCAGACGATCAAGCAGATGATCGTATCGATGAAGCCCTACAATTTTTTGCACAGTATCACTATGACGGTATTGAGAAGATGTATCTCAAACATCTTATTACCGAAGAAGAAGTTACAAGAGCAAGGGCAAATACAACCTCAACCTCAACTGACACATCAGATAGTTCCATCACTGCATCATTTCTAGAGGGTAATAACTTTATTCCGATGCCAAGTGCTGTTGTATCAGTAATACAGGTATGGCCATTTACAGACACGGGCGGTGGTAGTAACATGTTTGACATGCGCTACCAGTTGCGTCTCAATGATCTGTTTGATCTGTCTTCTACGTCTGTTGTTCAGTATCAGATGGCTATGGACAATTTAGATTTTCTAGAACATATTCTTGTGGGGGAAACACCAATTCGTTTCAACCAACACCAGAATCGTCTGTACATCGATGCAGATTGGGAGAACGACTTTACTGCTGGAACAGACTATATTATTGTCGAGTGTTATCGTAAACTAGACCCAGCAACTTACACAGATATTTTTGATGATATCTATCTCAAGAGATATGCAACTGCACTAATCAAACAACAGTGGGGTGCGAACCTGTCTAAGTTTAGTGGTGTTGCAATGCTCGGTGGTGTTACCATGAATGGCGAAACAATATATTCACAGGCACAGGAAGAAATTAATAAGTTAGAAGAACAAATCGCACTCACATTTGAGTTGCCAGTTAACTACATGATAGGATAATTATGGCAGTCAATAAACACTTCCATACAAATGGTGTGAGTGCGATTGCATCTGAACAGTCTCTATATGCTGACTTAGTTGCAGAAGCTATTCATCACAGAGGACACTCCGTATATTATCTTGACCGTACACTTGTTGCAGAAGATAATGTTCTTGGTGAAGACTCTTTGTCAAAATTTAACAATCAAGCTCTCATTGAGATGTATATGGAAGACTCTGGTGGTGGGTTTGCTGGAGAACGTGAACTCATGTCGCAATTTGGTTTGCAAAATCTAAGTGAAGCAACCTTCGTTGTAAGTAAGACAAAGTTCCAAGAGAAGACAAAACAAATACAACTTGAGGGTAGTACAGATTCACCACAATTGGGTTCTGTTCAATTGGAGTCTGGTACGATAACTGACGGCACAATATCTTATATACTAAACGAAACCGATGCAACTGATGCTGACAGACCCTTTGAAGGTGATGCAATTTATCACCCAACATTAAAGAAATTGTTTCAGATTAATTTTGTAGATCACGATGATCCCTTTAACCAGTTAGATACCAATCCTGTATACAAACTGCGTTGTCGGTTGTTTGATTATGGTTCAGAAGAACTTGATACAGGTATTACTGAAATTGATGCAATCTCAGATGATCTGTCTATTGCAAGTTCCGAATATCAATTAACACTTGAAAATGCATCGATTGTTGGGCAACCATCAACTTTAGATATTTTTACATATACCTTAGATTTTGCTGATATAACTTTGGATAGTTCAATAGTTAGTGAAGGCGCTGATCCTGCTTCACATGGTGAAAGTATCCTACTTGAAACTGGTGGCGATGAGTACATTGTATCAGAAGACTATTATATTGGTGATGGGGTTATAGATAAGACAGCACAAAATGACTTGTTTGATGACTTAGATGATACTGTTCTGGACTTTAGTGAGTCAAATCCATTTGGTGATGCAGGAGGATTATAATGACTACGGGCCAAGTTATTTCATCTGAACAATCACTATATGCAAACTTGATTGCAGAAGCAATTCAAATTCACGGACACGATGTATATTATCTTGACCGCACACTAGTTGCAGAAGATACAGTTTTGGGTGAAGATTCTTTGTCTAAGTTCAACACTCAATCTCTTATTGAAATGTATATGGAAAACTCTGATGGTGGCTATGCTGGTGAGCAAGAAGTGATAACTCAGTTCGGTTTAGAAAACCTGAGTGAAGCAACTTTTGTAGTTAGTAAGGTAAGGTTTCAAGAAAAGACAAAACAAATACAAATTGAAGATGGTACAGATTCAACATCGTCTGGTTCAATTCTTTTAGAATCTGGGTCAATAGCAACATCTAAACTGGAAGGCGAAACATTTTATATTCTAAATGAAACGGATGCGACTGATGCTGATAGACCTTTAGAGGGTGACGCAATTTATCATCCACTACTTAAAAAATTATTTGAAATTAACTTTGTAGATCATGATGATCCTTTTCATCAACTGGATACTAATCCAGTTTATAAAATGCGATGCCGACTGTTTGATTATGGGTCAGAGGAACTTGATACAGGCATTACAGACATTGATGCGATTGAAGATTCTCTCTCAGTTGCAAGTTCGGATTATCAGTTTACTCTTGAACAGGCAACAGGAACTACGATTAACCAAGAAATTAGAATTGATCACGCAACTAGTGAGGGTAGTGGATTACTTCTGGATGAAACAGATAGTGACAATATTATTGGTGAGGATGAGACTGATCTTGGTGGTGAGAGTATTCTACTTGAAACTGGTGGTGATGAATATATTATACAGGAAGACTATATAGTAGGTGATGGAGTAACGGATAAGACAGCTCAAAATGAGTTGTTTGAAACATTGGATGATACGATACTGGACTTCAGTGAATCGAATCCATTTGGTGATGCAGGGAGTGCAGATTAATGCTAGGACAACAATTTTATCACGAAACAATACGCAATGTCGTTGTTGGTTTCGGTACAATTTTTAATAATATTCAATTAGTTCGTAAGGATAACTCTGGTGTAATTCAACAGACTATGAAAGTGCCTTTGGCGTATGGACCAAGGCAGAAGTTTCTTGTTCGTCTTGCTGATGATGCAGACTTGACGAAAGCTGCAGCAGTCACTCTACCGCGTATTGGTTTTGAGATTACAGGTCTTACTTATGATCCTGGCCGAAAACTAAATCGTGTTCAGAAGTTTAAAAAAGTTAAGGGTGATAAGTCAGAACAGTTAGACACGCAATATATGCCTGTTCCTTATAACATAAATTTTCAGTTGTATATTCTTGCAAAACAGTCAGATGATGCTCTACAGATTGTAGAGCAAATCCTTCCATATTTTCAGCCGGACTATACAATTACAATGAATGACAATCCAGATATGGGTGTAAAAAAAGACGTTCCTGTTCAATTGAATAGTATTTCTTATGAGGATGATTATCAGGGTGATTTCACAACAAGACGAGCAATCATCTATACTCTGGATTTTACTTGTAAGTTCTATCTCTATGGTCCTGTTACATCCAGTAAGGTTATTAAGACAGTACAGATTGATGCATACACTGATATGCCCGATCAAGCACCGAAACGTCAACAAAGAGTTACTGTCACACCAGACCCAACGAGTGCTGATGCAGACGATGATTTTGGTTTCAATGAGGTGCATTCTTTCTTCGAAGATGCGAAGACTCACAATCCAGTGACAGGTGAAGATGAGTGATAACATGTTTCATTATGCAGACGTTTCTCTGTCAACAATTGATGATCTAATAAATTTAGAAGAAGAGTTACAAGTTTTAAAACGATCTCGAAAATTTAAACTAAAAATAGACAAAAATTATTTGGGATATAGAAAAATATCTGAC